GCCCCTCCATTGCCGGCCCGATAGCCCACCGCGCCGAAGCCTCCGTGACCTCACGGGCAACCGGGGCCGCAACAATCGGTGCGCGCCCCGTCGTGGCTTCGAAGAACTCTGCGGCGAGGGACGCGCTGACCTTCCCATACTCATCCACCAACGCGGGGATGTTGTCGAGGATCACCTGACGGAACATCGCCCGATCGGCTTTATCGACGGCGTGCCAGATCTGCCGGATGTCACGTTCAACCATCATGCGGAGCTTGTCGTTAGCCTGCCGCAACTCCGCCATGTCCCTGTTTGAGACAGCCATTAGGCGGCCTCAGGGGTCTCGACTTCATCCCTCACGGAACGGTCAGCAAGGAGGCCTTGGAGGATGCTGTTACCCGTAGCGCGCTGGTTCTCCGAAGCGATACGCTCCGCGTCCTCACGGGTGATGGGGAGCTGATCCAGGGTCGCCCGCGTCCCGGGCTGGAAGTTCCCCGCACCAACCTGGGTCGCCACGAACTGCGACTGCTCCATGATCGAACGGGTCCGCGAGTCAGCCCACCGCGCGGTCAACCCCCTCAGATCCGCCTCAGCGGCGTCATCCAGGTCCCCGTGCAACGCGGTTAGAACGTCCTTAGCCAGCGACAGTCGCCCCATTCCCAGGGACGGCTTCTGACCGTCAGCAATACGCACAAGATCAATCTCATTCGCGTAGATCGCCTCCGCACTGGTCGGGTTCGAATCCTGGGCAACACCCAAGTACGACAGCGGGATACCGGTCTCGCCGGAAGCCATCTGAGCGATCAACCGAAGCTGATCGCTGAACGGTTGCATGCTCATCTGCGGAAGCTGCTGAAGATTCGCACGGGACTTCTCACCCGTCATCTCATCCTCATCATCAGGGATCGCCCACACAGCACCCACGATGGCTTCCCACCCCGTGTGCATGTTGCCGTCCTGATCCCGGAACACATCATCATCAGCGCCCAAGAGGATCTGACGCGGCGCACTGTAGAACTCCGCGGACACCTCCTGCCGGAGCATCGTACGGACAGCCGCGTCCGTGTAGTTCATGAGCGGCTTCGTGATACGGGAACGACCGAGCGGCTTCTCCACGGACGCACCGTGAACGAACGGGGTGCACAACACACGGTTAGTGCCAGTCGGGAACTCATCCTCAACCACCCACCCACCAGGCCGGCGAACACACAACAGCACAACACCAGGGAGGTACAGGTTCACCTTCGAACCGCCCAGCAGCTCGAGCGCGGACCGCACAATACGCGACCGGGGGTCAACCTCACACGACGCGGTCAATGCCGTAGCAACGGTCACCAGCGGGTCAGGCTCGCCCAGGTCAGTGTCACCCCGGGACGTGAACACGAAGGACACACCGTGGCGCACAGAGGCTTCAATCGCCTGCTGCTCAATGAACCCCATGTAATTGGACGAAAACACGTCCTCAATGTCATCCAGCAGGGTGGACGGGGTCGGCAGGGAGAACCCAGACGGGCGCAGGCGAGCCGCCAGGACGTCACACGCCTTCTGCGGCCACCCCACCACGAGCGACAGGTCACGGAACATCGGGGAAACACTGAACCCCCACCGCTCAAGACGGTGCTCGCCCTCCGCATACGCCGACAGCTTCAGATTCCGCTCCTGATAAGCCAACACATTCTGATACAGGCGGTTAACTGTCGCCTGCTCGTCCTCAGTTAGAGCACGCACTCAACCGCCTCCTAAGCGAACACCGAACCACGGCGTTTAGATTTCTTCTCACCCGTGGGGCGAACAACAGAACCATGCACAGCCAACGTCGCGGCCACAAGCGGACTAACGTCAACACCCTTAGCCGTCCACGCCCACAACTTCTCCTTAGGTGACGACGGCTGAGCCGCTGCAACAGCAGCATCCAAATCCGGGTCACCCTTATGAGCAACAGTGCCCTGAACAACCCGGTCATAAAATAAACCGCAGGCTTTCCGGTAAACGTCGCGGGGTGGGTGAATCACACGCACCTTAGCCATACGGAACTCCATACCGAGCGCAGCGATAGAACCTTGACCGTCCGCGTAAATCGGCACGCGGCCCTCTTCGCTCGTGTCCCACAATTCGCGGAGATAAGCCGCAACCCAATCCATACCCTCATCACGACGCAACAGCTCAACGAAAAGGGACCCGTCAACACGGGTCCCAGCAACACACACACTTGCGTACGATCTGTCGGGCGGGGCATCAACAGCGAGGGCCACACGGGAAAGCTTCTGCTCGATAACCTCGCCGTTAACGACCATCTCCGCAAGCTTCTCGTCACGGCACGACTTCCACGCCTTAGCCGGGATATACGACTCGCCACCAATCGGCGCAAGAATCCCCAAACGCTCACGCCGGTACTGCTCATCCGCGAGGTTCCCGAGATCCGCCCACACATCCTCAATCGTCTGATTCGACAAACCGAGCGACGGGTTAGCCTGCAAGATCGCATCAATATCGTCGTTAGCGGCATCCTCGGGGGCGGACCACTCGAAATACGCCAGGCCAGGGGCCTTAGCAATCCCACGCTCACGCACCGAGTTCAACACGTACGAATCAGGCATCCCAGTGGACGACGCATACCAAAGCTGCGGGTTAGAGGACTGCGTCAACGTCGGTGTCAACGCCGCCATCTCATCTTCCGTCAGGTCATACGCCTCATCACAGATAAGAAGGTCAACCTGCCAACCGCGAACCGAACCCTTAGAACGAGCCATAAAGCGGATACGGGAGCCGTCCTTCAGCTCAATACCCTCATTGCCGTTCGCGTGATGCACCGCCTTCACGCGGGCTTTTAACTCCGGGTTAGCGTCAATCGTGTTGACCATGTCCCGGAACGCTTCCTTGGCCGTATTCACAAGGTGCGCCGTGAAAACAATCGTCCGCTCGTGAGGGAGCATGAACAACCCGAACAAAGCACGAGCAACCAACAGCTTCGTCTTACCCTGCTGGCGCGTAATGACTGTGGCGACATCTCGGGAAGCCCAACGCTTACCAGCGACCCCGCCCAGTAACGAGTTATGTAGAGCCAAGTTCTGCCACGGGTAAAGCCGGAAACCGACACCCTTGCACCAACGGACAGCCAAATCCCCCACCCGCGGGTCAGCACCTTCGGGCCAAGACCCAATCCTAGGTTCCTGTATTCCGACCAGAGAAGTCGGGTCGAAGGATGCCGGCAAGCTCGTCATCGAAACCACCGAGCACACCCCCCGACTTATCCTGCTCAGCCTCAAGCTCAGCAATCATCTGCACTAGCTCCGCATACTGCTTCGCCAATGACGCAATATCCCGGGTAGACTTAGGCACGCGCATAGCGGCCCGCGTCGTCCTCGCCGCGTGCCGCAGTTCTTTGAGTACGTCGATGCCCGGTTCGATCTCCGGTTCGCTATTCAGCGCGTCCTCGAAGTCAGCAGCCGCCTGGGCGATAGCGTTCTGCCGCTGGTTCTGTTTGTCCTCAGCCATCGCGGCGCGGCACTCCTCGCATTCGACGGAGCCAACGCCCGTGGTCTTCTTGGCCTCACGCCAGTGCGAGTGATAACCCGCAGTCGTCCCACATTCAGCCATCACGCCACCGCCTCTCAGATCTTGATGCGCTCACCCGTGATCGTCAGGTAACGCCCTTGGCTGTACCGCTCAATGCGGACACCGTTCTCAACCCTGTTCGTGCCAGGCCCGGTCGGGCCGTGGTGCCAAATGTGGATGCCATCGCCACTGGGGGACAACTCCACCCAGAACACGCCGGGGGTAGCGCGCGCCACCTCGAGTGCAGCCGGTGACACGGTGCCACCGGTCACGCAGTCATCAATGTCGATGCACGCAATGTCGTCAGCCGGCGAGAGTACGAACCCCAGCCCGGTGCCAACCGTCCCAGCCTTCGCCTCCGCGTAACTCGTCCACGTTGACGGATCAGTGACAGACGCCAGGTGCCCACTAGAAGCCACTAGGGGCCGTTTACGCGCATCGTGACGCACCCACCGGGGAACCGTCGTCAACTCCGCCGGCAGGGCCTTAGAGCGGCCATGCGAGACGCGGCACCGGGCTGAGCAGAACTTCGCACCAGCACGCAGCATGTTGATCGGAGCGGAGCAGGAGAGGCAGGTTCGGGTCATGGCTTAAGCATACGCCTGTTACGGATAAACCGCTAGAACTAGGGGTAGTTGAACACGCAAGCGAATGTGTCATGCATAGTTATGCGAGACCCAAGACCAGAACCCCCGCAAACCCGCGAAAGTAGTGCATATCCATACAGCAAGACCGAATGGTTATGCAGGAGGGATTTTTT